ATGGGCATGAAGGGTCCATACTTTCCAGAACCCGTTCCCGAATAGAGAATCTGTCCGTTCGGACAAGCTGTCTTACCGATCGGCAGAACAGTCGGCGTCGCTCGGCTTCCAGTCTGAGCAGAGTTTGTATAGGCCGGGAAACTTAAGTTCGGCGTACCGGCTCCGAGTGGGGTGGCGTTGTTGGCCCACATGAAAGCTTTAAGTCCAGCGCCGGACGTGTATCTCGGATAGAGAGTGTTGATCGTATGCGTGCCTGTACCGGCATCAGTGATATTGATCGCGGTTCCTGCAACCGCGTTTGCATACGAGGTGGCAAACTGGCACGTCGTATCTGAAACCTTGATCACGTAGTAGTCGGTCGCAAGCGACAATCCCGCAGGCAAAGTCGTCGTTGTCGTCAATTGAACGCGCGTGTATGGGAGCAAGTTGATATTGGAATGCGTACAGACGTCTGTTCCGGCGTCTGCTGTAAACGTACTAAAAGCTGAAAGAGTATTGGTCATCGCCTGAGAAGTGATCGTCGTTGTCGAAGTCACTCTGTAAAAACCAACGAGATCAATGAGCATCATAATTGCGGGCATCGTTGTGGCCGCTGCCGAAAACGCCGAAGCGTTCATAATGTACTTATAGTCAGGTGACACCGCTCCGCCATGTTGAATCGACGACGCGTTGGTGGTCGTATCACTCACCGGCTGGAAGGTTAGGTTGGTGCCAGTGTTAAAGAGCGCGTCAGCTCCAGGGTTTCCGGCGCCCCGAGCCAGGCAATGCCACTCGCCCGCGATTGCGACGGTGGTTGGAAGCATGAGCTTGTTCCAATCCTGTCGAAATGTTTTACCGTTCGAGGTGGATTCCTGGATAAAGTCGTCATAGCTACTAAAGCCCGGCATTGAGATCCCCTAGTTCCATGTTGTTTCAATCTCGCCGTGAAAGGCGACGCCACTTAAGGACCCGTTTGGGAGAGTCACTAAACTCAAAAACGCATCGTCGTAAATTCTTGGAAGCTGTGATTGGTGAGGCATCGGCACTACTTCTGTCGGTGCCGTTTGCTCTAAGATCACCGAAGTCAAAAGAGGCTTCACAAGTACCAAGGCGAAAAGTCCGACGTCTGTGACTGACGGAAATGTGACACTCTCAACCGAGCGCACGCCAATATCGCCACTCTGAAGTCCAATGAATGGCCCGCTTGAAATCGCTGACCCTACTGAACTCGTGATGATGGAGCCGTTCGCTGTCGCAATGTTCACCTTTTGCGTGACGCTTGTTCGGCCCGCTACTCCGTCTGAATTGGTATAGTTGACAGTAAAAGTTGGGAGCGTTCCAGAGTTCGATGCGACCGAGACCGCCATCATTTGCACGCCTACGCCATCTGTGTAGCGCGAGATCGTGTTTGTGTTATCCATGACCTGTGCATCATTAGTACCGGTGTCGACGAATGGATAGTAAAGCAGATAGTCGCAGAGAATGAATGGCATCGGTAACCCGGTCGCCGAGTTACTCATGATCAAAAACCTGTGGAGGAATTTACTTGGCGTTGTGAGCACTGGCCCGTGATTAATCCCGCCGTCTGTTGATCGCTTCATCTGCTGCGCAACGAGCGGTGTCGCTGCGTAGTATTGAGGATTGGGGTTTCCTGGGCTCATGCTCATATCAAACCAAATCCCCGCAGTGGTGACCTGCGAGGGAGTTTTTCGCCAGGTAGAATAGTGGTTCTGCCCTGACTCAACTGCGGTTGTGTATGCTCCGACCCCTGAAAACCCTGGCATTTAGATCCTAATCAAGCGTGAAGACGAGATCGCCTGCGCTGAACTGTGGTTGGTTTCCAGTGACTATCGTTTGCGATGCGTTCAAGGCTCCCGACACAATGATCGTTCCGGCACCGGAAGATGTAGTCACAATCGAAACGTGAGTCACCGTTGATGATCCGCCCGTCGAAATTGGAAACTGCACGAGTGCTGCGTTTTCAACCGTTGCACCGGATACTGTAAAGCCTGTGGCTCTGTCGACCGCGACCCGAGCGTAGGATGTGTACGCAGATTCGCTTGTAACTGCCGAACCAGCTTCGCCTGGGTCAGCGGTATGGAGTGCCAGCCATAGATCAGTATTCGCGTTCCATGCGACATCTGTTCCTACAAAGATGTAGGTGTTGATTGCCGTTTCAGCAGTATTTGAAAAAGACATTAGCCGATCCTCTTCTTCAGTGCCTCAAGCTCTGACTTCAATCCACTGACCACGCCTTGCAGTTCTGACTTCTCAAGGCCCAAGACCTTGATCTCAGCTTCAATAGACTTTGCCTCAGATAGTGCTTTGGCTCGGAAAGCTTCAGCTTCGGCCTTGATTCCATAGCCTCTGGACTGAGCGTCACCGACAAGAGCGGCGGCCTTTTCGCTTGCGGCCTTTAGCATCTCGTCGCACTTGGCCTGAGCTTCTGCGAGCATTTCATCAGCGATGGATTGCTGGGAGTCGCACTTGGCCTTGGCTTCCAGGTAACTCTTGGAAGCTTCAAGCTCGTCCGCTTTGAATTTAGAGAGGCGGCCCTCTGCTTCTTTGGCTGCGTTCTCGAGTGAGCCTACTCTCTCGATCTCGTCAGCAAAGTCGATCAGACCTTTAAGTGTGCGACCGAGCTTTCGAATGTCATCAACTGCGCTCATCTTTGCGTTGGACATTATGGCCTCCTCATTAGGACTACGCAGGTGAGCGACGTTGTGCCGTCACCGGCTGTGATTCTTGGTCTGATGTATCGAGTGAGCTCCATGACGGTCTCAATCTTGGCCGTCGTGAAGTCGAGAGCATTGCCTTGTGGATCGGTCAGCACCGCATAAGTACTGCCGTCATTTGATCCTTCGATTCGAAGACTGCCGCCTGTTCCAAAAGTTCCTAGAACCTGGACCGATCGATCGGCTGAACCCGGCATTTCGATCGCAACTCCAACGTCTGTTCCTGAGAACGTCATCGGAGTGTAGGAGTATGTATTGACCTGGGTGTTGCCGAAGGTCTGAAGGGCTGAGATTGTTGGCGTTATCGTTGCCATTTAATACCTCATTGCGGGATCATCGACCCCGCGTTTGCGTTGGAGATAAGTCTTGTTAAAGCGTTGTCTTCTTCTAAATTAGCGCCCGCTAGGTTCTTTACTGCGGCTGCGCCCTGGCCGATGGCTTCAACTGCACGCTGAGCCTCGGCTGCTTTCTGCTGCTGGGCCTGCATTGCAGCGACATCCTCGTCGCTTCGAACGATTCCAGGCTGGAGTGACAATCGATCGCCATAGACATCGATCATCTGTGCGGCATCGACTTTCATAAGAACACTAGGATCGTAGGCAGCAACCGAGGAAACGAATCCGCTGAATCGCTCAATGCCAGAAATGCCCGCAAGCTTCTGTGCCTGAGCCATGATTGAAATGTATTCGACTTTGAGCTGCATCCCTTGGATCTCTTCGGGAGGTGGTGGGATGAGTCCCTGTCGATCCATGACGATATAAGCAATATCAATCAGTGGATCGAGCAGGTCTTGGTTTAACTGTTCAAGTACGGGACCGAGGGCGAGAAGTTTCTCTTCTTGCCTGACGTCGATCTCGCGAGCGGTGATCTGGCGGCGGTCTGAATTGGAGAGCATGAGGAAAAGATCCTCATAAAACGCGCGTTGGATTCGGCTCTGATATTCCTGGATGTCCATCACGAGTTCGTTGACTCGTGGGTTCACTTCATGGATTGGACGAAACCCCTGCTGTCCTTCTCGAACGTCAGCATAGGTGAGATCACCCGGAAGCAAAGAAGCCTTCGAGTTCTTCATTGAGGTTGGTCCAACCATGGGTGGGTTAACCATCTTCTCAATCGCCTGAGCCTTCTTTTTCTGCATGACCTGAAGCGCCCGGATATCACCTAAGGCGACCATTCCAGGACATTCAGTGCCGTAGACGTCTTCGCCAGTTACTTCCCACCGAGGGCAGAGAACAGGAAAGTAGTCGTAGCCAGATTCGCGAAGGGCCTTATCCTCATCGTTTGCACCTGAGGCGTAGGTCCCGCCTTTGCCTCCAGAAGCACCCTTCTCGTAGTAGCAAGACGAATACTTCTTGTGCTTTGATTCGACCTTGTATTCGTCGAACTCCTCGTTTGGCTGGATAATGTGATAGACATCAATCCAAGCTTCCATCTGTCCGCCCTCATAAAGGGAGCGAACTTGAGTAGAGAAGTTTGACCAATCCATCTTTCCCGATCGATCCTTTTGGCCGAACCTTCGAACGAGCTGCCGAACGGTCATTCGGAACTCTCGCATGAAGACGTCGACCCTCCCCTTATCATTGGTCGCGATTGCATAAGACCCGATCGGGAATGCATAAAAATGCATGACGTTATCGAAGTCCTCTTCAACCATCATGGCCGAAGTGGCAAAGACGGTGATATCGCCGTAAATGATCGGTAGGATATTGTAGAGGTTTGATTTAAGGAACACTCCCGACATCCGCTCGCCAACGAGATAGAGCCAGTCTTTGATCGCGGGAGATTCGGCGTAGCTTGGATCTGGAGTCGTGAGTCTGAACCAGGGTCTTGCCGGTGAAGTGATCCCGCTCATCATTCCAGATCTGGCGGTTCGAGCGGAGAGAGTGGCGGTTGAATCGATGATCTTGTTATTCTTTCGATCACCCTTATTGGTCTCAGACGTTTGGAATCGTGGCCTTCGTGGCAGGATGTGTTCGCCAAGATCTCGCCAATGGGACGTAAACGATGAGCGTTCCGACTCCAATTGGTTGCGAAGAATATCGAACCGCTTTCGTTTCGATATCTCGCTTCGTTCTTCGGCCTTGGATTCTTTCACTTATTGCCCCAATAGCTGCTTGCTTCCAGGGGTGTAACCGCCCTGTCCGCCGAAATAGGAACTAGGATTTGAAAGTATTGTCGAAGACCTGCCGCCACGATTTGCGCTCATGGCCCGTTGACGAGCGCGAGATAGGTCACGTTCTCGAGTGAGCCCGACTTGACGCTGGCGTTCTGTTTCTTGTGAGAAGATGGCTTCGGTTGCGGCTTCCTGCTCGCCGACTTTCTTTTGCATGACCTCAAGCTCTCGAGCCCCACCGTTAAGGTTCCGGTCGAGATTCTTTCCGGTTACATTGTCGGCTGCTCGAATGACTTCAGAGATCCCACCAGAGAACGCGGCGAGCGCAGCGCGGTTGGGATTCTTTAAGATATCCCCTGCCGAACTTGCCGCCGAATCAAAAGCTCGTCCAATCGCGGTTGATCCCATTATGGATTCTCCAATAGAAAGAATCTCTCTTTCGACTTAAAGCCATTTCGAATCATAAACTCATCACTCACGGGGCTGTGTTCCTCTAAGGCAAAGAACACCCAGTCAGCGTTGAGCTCGCCCCAATGCTTGAACTCTTGGAACAAAAGGTAGCCCGCTCGAGATCCTCGATGCTGTTCAGCGACCCACCAGAATGATTCATGCAGACATTGGATGTCCGGGTTGAACATGTGAGGAACGTACACCCCACCAATGAATCCAACCGGACCGACGCCATCCTTCTCAGCAATGAGGAAGACATGGTCGTCGATCATGACTTTAAGGGAAGCACCCGCAATAGATTGATCACCGAGAAGCGATCGCTTCGTTCCATAGAATTGTGCGAATTGGCTTAGCTCGCTTAGGAGCCAAGGGATGTCATTATGATTGGCGGGGCGGATGCTTATGGACATCTGTCACGAGTGTTGTGATTTTCACAGCACTTTACAAGTCCTATTTTTCAATTGAGGTGGTGGGATTTTTATTCTGCTGAAGCGAACGGGTCCCACTCGTTTTTGATCTTCGAGTTATTTCCAAGGAATGTGTTTTGAAATGATGCGGCTGGCATGTCGGGCATCGCGAAAGTCAGGGCCAGAGCGTCTGCCAAGTCAGGGCTAAAGCCAAGGCGATCTTTGATTTGTTCCTTTGGTTCGAGGAGGAACTTCCCATTCTGAAAAGTGTAGGTCGGTGCAACCAACTCCTTCTTTAGTTCAGGCATGTTCGGCAAGGCGCCCGCCCGCTTCACCCACTTCGATAGTTCGAACCACATCTCGGCACGCTTGTTGTGATATCTTGCGTCGAGCGCTTTCCCAGAGAACGCGACTTCGATCGGGCTATGGCCAGCCTGAATCAGTTGGTCGACGACACCCCCACCAAATCCGCCAGTACCGTCAATGAACTCGACTTCCGACCCCCACTTTGATTTTGCTTGAGCGACGCGCGCAGCGATCTCATTGGTCCTCGCTCCCCGCATTTCTACAGGCTTAAACGCAGCAATGCCTTGCCGTGGGAAGATCACAGTTCGATCATCGCCAAAGCGTGCCACATCAACGCCGAGTCTCTTTTGGGCGGATGTGACGGCGTCCCCTTCAGCGCGCCTGACCATCGATACCTCAACCTCCTCCAATGACATGAGCGTATTGAACCCACTCTCCGGAAAGAGACCAAGGATAGTGGCCATGACCCATGGGTTTGACCTTCCATAGATCCTGATCTGTTCTCTTGCATGTTCAATGTCGACCCGAGGTGTGCGGTTTGGATCATCCGGGTCAGCGGTGATCGTGACAACAAACCACTGTGCCGCCTCATGAGTGCATAGATGATAGAGAAGTCCTGTTGTACTGGTCGGGTTTCCCGCACCCGCAATCAAGCCATCGACAACCCCACCGGTAAAGATCTGAGTGGCCTTCTGTCCAACGGTGACGGGCATAGCACCGATCTCATCTAGCAAGACAAACGGATACTCTGAATGCAGACCCGAGAGCGATCGACCGATAGCCTCAGAGTCCGCATCTTTGGCGTAGGATCTGGCCGACAAGAACCATGTCTCAGGATGATCGTTTGCTGTGATGCGTTCTTGGTTCCATGTGAACTTGGCTCTTAGCAGATCAGATCGTCCCTGCCATTTTGATAACTCGGCCCAAAGATTGTCTCGAAGGTTATCCCGACCCTCGCCGGAAAGGGCTGCGCCTTTTGGATGCTGTCCTTTATCTGCAAAGCAAACAAGCCTATGCCATCCGATCCACGCTAAGACCGCAGACTTTCCTGGACCGGTACAAGCTTTCATCGCAAGCCGTCGTCTCGGGTTAGCGCTACCGCCAAGGTTCCTTAGCGCTTCGGCCTGCCAGTGGTCAGGCTCAATGCCAAAGACATCGCGGACGAACTTGATTGGATCAAGCCGCCACTCTCTGATGACACTCGATGCTTTGATCAAATGTGCTTTACCTTAGGGAGCCAGATCTTGGTTTCTGGATCTTTGGACTTCGACTCCCGCCTTGCTGCATTGATCATGGCAAGAGCGTAGCCATGAGCGGAGGTCATCTGTTCGCCGGAATTGACCATCATTGCCATGGTTTCAAATGTTGGATCTGAGACGATCTTGACCTTGTCTCGTTCGCTGTCCTCAATCGTGATCGTTATCTTTGCCAATCAGTCCCCCTCTATCTTTCGTTGTGAAGCTGCGACGAGCTGTTCAAGGGTCAGGTTGTGCTGAACCTCATGTCGTTCGGTGAATAGCTTTAGGTGCTTACCTAAGAGCTCGAGAGATTTGACCTTGTCCCAGAACTTGATCTTCTTGGTTAGGCCCACCTGAGATCTCTCGATCCCCTGTCCCTCAAAGAGTTCGTCGACCTCGATAGCCTGGATCGCACGCCTCACATCTTCCGGGATTTGATTGAGGGGCTTTAGGCTCCCGTTCTCATCAAAGGCCTGGCCGATATCGGTTCGGGCAATCTTTAGAAGCTCACCTAAGACCATGTCGGTTGTGATCTGGACTCTCGCCTGTCGCTCTTGATTGAGTTCATCGATGCGATCTTGAATCTCTGGGATGGCGAGGAGCTTTGAGGCCTGAGACCTAGCCGACTTCTCGGAATACCCCGCAGCGATAGCTGCCTTGGTTCCGTTTAGGTCCAACAGATAGGCCTGGCAGAATGCCTCTTGGCTATCGGTCAGAGCTTTACTTGCCACTGTATCGGCCCAAGAGAAGGTCCGAGGCGGTGATGTCGAGCTCACGCTCTTTAGCGAGATTCAGGATCAGGACCTGGGCTTTTCGTGGCACCTGACCGTCAGTGCCTTTCTTTGACCGAGGCTTCTTCCAAGCTTGGACCGACGAATGGTCTCTCCCAATGGCTCGGGCTGTAGCCCTAACCCCGCCAAAGAGTTCGATAACATAGTCCGCAGGTCTCATATATTTCATTTGGTTTGTCCCACCGCGTGGATATTCCAACCATTGTTGTGAAATTCACAACGGCACTGTCAACCAAAAACTTTAATTGCAGACTGGTGGGATATTCCCGACACTGTGGATAATGTCTGTGGATACTAAGTGGTTCAAACTCAAGATTGAGGAGTCGGGTCATTCGTTAAGGACGCTCGCTCCTAAGCTTAAGAACAAGCTTGGGAAGCCAATGGACATCCACGCCTTATCGAAGCTGATCAATGGGCAAAGGGATATGAGCGTGAGTGACGCAGTTCAGTTGGCTGACGCATTCGCAGTCGACGTTCGCGAAGTCATCAGGCGGGCGGGGTTTAAGGTTTGAGCGCCTTTTGATAGAGATCGACGATCCACTGGCTGTTCGGTTCCCAGTCGTCGCCTTCTAGATAGTATTTCCTGACGGCCGCAAGACACTCTTCTTTCGGTCTTGGCAGAGTCGCCCACTTTCCCTTTTTCCTCAGGAACAGATAGATGCAGATCATGTTGAGATAGTCTTGGACCTTGCCCTCGGATCTTTCAATCTTGCCACCGTCTGCGATTCGAAACTTGAGTTTGAAGATCCAGCCTTGGACGATGTTCGCTAGATTCAGGAGTCGATAGTTGCCGGAGCGCAGGAAGCGAACGCCGATCGACTTGCCCTCTCCTGCTATCAAGTCGTGAGGGTGATCGGGGTGCTGATAACGAAGGAGGTCCGCCATTAGCCAAGGCAGACGTTGATCATCTGACGTATCATTGGCGTCCCAGCCAGGCACGCTTGCCAAAGACGGATGGCGTACAAGGCGGGAGTTTGAAATAAAGTGGTCGATGTCCGCAGAGGCATGTGAGTCGAGGATCTGCATTCGACAAGTCTCAGCACATGAGTCGCCAAGGTTCGCGATCTCGCCCTCTGGATACTTCTCTCTGATCAGGCAGCCGAGTTCATCGAACTTCACCCCTCCCCCCGTTTCTTAATCCCCTCATAGTAGAGCTTGAGCATGTCCGGACCGTCTTCCGAAACTTTGTTTGGTTTTTTCGGCCCCGGATACTTTGCGCGCTCATCAAGCTCTGTTCCACAAAATCGACACAATCTCTCTGAAAGGTTGTTGTAATACTCGCAGGTCGGGCAGCGAAAAATCTCACCCCGTTTCCACTTACCTAAAAACTCGATACTGGTCAGGAGCATGTCGGAGATCACCCCTCCCCCTTTTCAAGCGCCGCGACTTCTGCATCAAGCGAATCTGTTTGAGCCCGGTAAACCTTAGGCCCGCCCCCCAGTAAAGCGGCTAACCTATTTCGTTGCTCCCGCAGTAGTTCAATCTGCGCGCGGGCAATCTCAAGCTCTGCTTCGAGTTTCTCCTGACCATCGAGAGCATCGTTATTGAATCGTGACATTTTGGTCAGACGACTTTCGTAGTCTGCGACGATTCGGTCGTGCTCAGTCACCGCTATCACCTCGACGATAGCTTCATGGCACGACTCGTTGAAACCAAGATCTGCCTCTTCCTTTGTCTCGCAGGCGGTGTCATCGACATGACATGAACCAAACACAAGCCACCATCGACCAAGCACACTTCGACTTTCTTTCTTTGGCTTCACAGTACTCATGGAAACTGTCTTCTTATCGTTGGTCATGTCTTGGTCCCTTTCTTCAGGGCAGTGCGAACCGTATCCAACGCATCTATAACGTCATCGTTATTATAAGACTCGCCGTAGTTGTCTGAAGAAAACTGATACTGTTCCAAAACTTTTTCGGCCTTTTTCAGTGCCATCACTAGTTCTGCGAAGTTTTCTTCGTAGTCAGCCCTCATGCGCAGAACTGCCCCGCTAAGAGATGCTGCCGTTATAATCTGTATCTGAGTAAGGTGGTCAGACAGTCTTATGACTTCAAACGACGTCGCATCGTCTTGGCTCGCTTCACGAAGCTCCGGTGCATCTTCTGTTACAAACCAACTTCTCATCGGTCGCAAAGCCAGAGGTGAGCGATGGCTAAGCGATTCACCGACACTGACAAATGGAAACGCGAATGGTTCTGCGAATTGAACCT